AATAGATAGTCCATCATTTTCAGGTTCAGTAACATTAGCTACCCCTAGCTCACCTTTAACTGCTACATCAGGTTCAATTGATGATTTGGAGACAGTAAGAGTAACTGAAACCTCAGCTCTTATCTATAAAGATAATGTAGCTACTTTAGATTCAGCAGATGCTATTTACAATTTACGCCCCGTATCTTTTAACTGGAAAGCAGATAATAGAGAAGATTTAGGACTAGTTGCTGAAGAAGTAAAAGAAGTATACCCACAATTAGTAAAATCCGATGGAGAAGGAAATGCTATTGGAGTAAATTATTCTAAACTAACTTCTGTACTAATTAAAGCAGTACAAGATCTATCAGCTCGTATTTCAAATCTAGAAAATAACTAAAATATTTTCATAATATAAGAAGGGAACGCTTTGCGTTCCCTTTTTTTGTTCTCGTATATATTGTAAATATTTATATCAAATATAATTCGTTATGGCAATACAACAAACAAAGGTAACAGAGGAAGAGTTAAAAGAAATTGAAAATTTCCAACAAAGTGTTAATCTTATAACGTATCAACTTGGGCAAATTGCGTTACAAAGATTAAGTTTGGAAAAACAAGAAGAAGCTTTAGAATTACAACACGAGCAACTTCTTAAACAAGAAAAACAATTAGGAGACAAGTTGAAAGAAAAGTACGGAAATTCTCAAATTGATCTAAAAACTGGCGATATTATAACTAGTGACTAGTGTTTTTGAAACTTCCTTATATATTTATCATTGATAAAATAACTAATAAAAATGGCTGAAACATTATTATCCCCAGGAGTATTAACGCGTGAAAACGACCAAACTCTTATAACACAAGGTCCTATTACAGCTGGTGCTGCAATCTTAGGTCCAACTGTTAAAGGTCCTGTTAATATCCCAACACTCGTTACTTCATATAGTGACTATAAAAGCAAATTTGGTGGAACATTTGAAAGTGCTAGTATTCAGTATGAATATTTAACTTCAATTGCTGTTTACAATTATTTCCAACAAGGAGGTCAAACAGCATTAATCACTCGTGTAACAAGTGGTTCATTCTCCCCAGCAGACGCTACAGTAAGATCAATTGCTCATCCCGACAGTGCTTCATTTGAATTAGAAACTATCTCTCAAGGTAATCTAATGAACAACTCTGGAAGTATTGGCGCAAGTGGCTCGTTAATCAGCGGATCAAGCGACAATGTACGTTGGGAAGTTGCTTCTATGGACTCTGGTAGTGGACAATTTAGCTTGTTAATTAGACGTGGTGATGATAACCAAAAATCAAAAACTGTTTTAGAGACTTGGAATAACTTATCATTAGATCCAAATTCAGCCAACTATATAGAACAAGTAATAGGTAACCAAAGACCAGAGTTTTTAATTGACGGAGATGGAGTGCCTTATATCTCAAATACAGGTTCATTCTTAAACAACTCACGTTATGTAAGAGTAAAATCTGTAACTAATCCAACATACAATTACCTTGATAATAATGGTAATTTTAAATCTGAGTACACAGCATCGCTCCCAGCAGTAGCAAGTGGTTCATTTGATGGCGCAACTGGTCAAGTATATTTCGAAACTGCAGGTGCTGCATTTAATGAAAATATTAATTCAGCAACTAATATTCAAGGTTTAAATAATACTAATTATACAACTTCAATTGCTCTTCTTGCAAACCAAGATGAATACATCTTTAATGCAATCACAGCCCCAGGTTTAACAATTGAAAACACACCAACAACTGTTACTTCATTAATTAATATGGTACAGGAAAGAGGTGATGCAATCGCAATTGTAGACCCATCAGCTTACGGAGCTACACTTAATGGTATGACTGCTGAAGCATCATCATACAATTCAAGCTACGCTGCTTGTTACGCTCCGTGGTTACAAACTACTAGTCCAGAAACTGGAGAATTAGTATGGGTTCCAGCTTCAACAATGATTCCTGGAGTTTATGCTTATAACGATAGAGTAGGTGAAGCATGGTTCGCTCCTGCAGGTTTGAATAGAGGTGGTTTAGCTACAGTAGTTCGCCCTGAAAGAAAATTATCTCAATCAGAAAGAGATACTTTATACCAAGGTAAAGTTAACCCAATCGCTTCATTCCCTGGATCAGGAGTTGTAGTATTTGGACAGAAAACATTACAAACTAAAGCTTCTGCTTTAGACAGAGTAAATGTTAGAAGATTATTGATTCAACTTAAGTCTTACATTTCACAAGTTGCTGATAATTTAGTGTTTGAACAAAACACAATTGCTACTAGAAATGCTTTCTTAAGCCAAGTAAATCCTTACTTAGAATCAGTACAACAAAGACAAGGTCTTTATGCGTTTAAGGTGATTATGGATGCCTCAAACAATACAGCAGATGTAATTGATAGAAATCAGTTGATTGGTCAGATTTATCTACAACCAACAAAAACAGCTGAATTCATTTACTTAGATTTCAATGTATTGCCAACTGGAGCTACTTTCCCAGCATAAAAACTAAAGAATTGAATATTTATAATAAAATAAAATAATATATAGCAAAATGGCAGTATTAGATCCCAACGAAATTTTCTTCACAGCTTTTGAACCGAAAGTACAGAATAGATTTATCATGTATGTAGACGGTATCCCAGCGTATACAATTAAAGCTATTTCATCGGTCGGCTTCTCGCAGGAAGAAATTGTCCTTAACCATATCAACACTTATAGAAAAGTTAAGGGTAAATTAAAATGGAACGACTTAACAATGACAATGTTCGATCCAATTACACCTTCTGGAGCTCAAGCAGTAATGGAGTGGGTTCGTCTACACCACGAGTCTGTAACAGGTAGAGATGGTTATTCAGATTTCTATAAAAAAGATTTAACTATCGATATTTTAGGTCCTGTTGGTGATATCGTTTCAGAATGGATTATCAAAGGTGCTTTTGTTAAAGCTGCTGAATTTGGTGAATACAACTGGGACAACGAAGCAGCTGCTCAAAACTTGACAGTTACTATCGGTATGGATTACTGTGTGTTAAATTACTAAGAAAAATTTTGCGATTTCTTTAAGGAGAGCTTGGCTTCGGTCAAGCTCTTTCTTATTTTAATATGTATACACGATAAATAAAGTTATTTTAAATAAAAATTATGGAAAACGAAACACCTCAAGTTCCTGCTCCCCAAGTAGCAGAACCTGTTAAACACAAGTTCCCAACAGAGACTATTGATTTACCTTCAAAGGGTTTACTTTATCCTGAAGGGCATGCTCTTTCAAGTGGTAAAATCGAAATGAAGTATATGACGGCTAGAGAAGAAGACATTCTTACTAACCAAAACTTTATTGCTAATGGAACTGTACTAGATAAACTGCTCCAGTCACTTATTATTACTAAAGTAAATTATGATGATTTATTGGTTGGTGATAAAAATGCTATTATGATTGCTTCTCGTATTTTAGGATATGGTAAAGATTATGAGTTTGAATATATGGGTGAAAATCATGTAGTTGATTTAACAGAACTTGAAAACAAAGAAATTGATGAAAGTTTATTTACCCGAGGTCAAAACGAATTTCCATTTACACTACCCCATTCAGGCACTAACATTACTTTTAGATTGTTAGATGGTCATCTTGAGAAAAAAATTGATAGTGAAATTAAAGGTCTTAAAAAGATTAATAAACTAAACTCTGCAGATTTATCTACTAGAATGAAATACCTTATTACTTCAGTTGAAGGGGATTCGTCATCTAAAACTATTAGAGATTTTGTAGATAATTATTTACTTGCCCGTGATTCTAGAGCATTAAGAGAATACCTCCAAAAAATTCAACCCGATATTAATTTAAATGTTACTTTATTGATTGATGGAGAAGACAGGGAAGTGGAGGTGCCCATTGGAGTCAACTTTTTTTTCCCTGACGCCTAAAGAAGCATTAATTTTTAGAAATAGTATATTTACTCAAATTCACGAAATTGTATTTCATGGTAAGGGAGGGTATGATTGGGAAACTATCTATAACATGCCTATCTGGCTTAGAAAGTTTACATGGAATGCCATAGCAAACCATTATAAAGAAGAAAATCAATCTTCCCAAGAAAGTACAGTAGATGAATCTATAGCAAATATGAGGGCAGCAGGTGCAGTAACTAAAAAAGAAGTTAATGTTCCTAGCTATGTTACAAAGGCATCAAAGAAATGATGCCTTTTAATATTTATAGCATATAACTATATGTCATTATGGCCAAATTAACTGGAGCAGATTTAAAACAATTCAATAAAGATCTTGCGGAACTTAATCGTCTCCGTGCGGAGGTAAATAAATCTCCCCTTAAAATTGATGCTGATTCTTCCCAAGTAATGGCTGTTAAGGATGAATTAGAAAGCATCCGTGAAATTGTAAATGATTTAGATGAATCTGTAGAAGGTTTATCAACACAGTGGAGAAATGTTTTAGAAGAAGTTACAAAAACAAACCAAGCCCAAAAATTAGGAATTGGTTCTCTTAATAAATTAAGAGATATTTCTGATAAGGTTAGACTATCTCAAAAAGGGATAAATGAACTTTCTTCAAAAGATTTAAGGTCTTTAGCTAATAAAACTAAAATTGAATTTGAAAATCTTCAATTAAGTTATAAAATGCTAGCAGCTAAAAAAGCAGCTGGCTCGGCTACACAAGATGAATTAGATACTCTAAACGAAATAGAAGGTCAAATTAAAGATAATACTTCAGCCTACCACAGACAACTGGATACTATTAACTTAATGGCCAAGCAACAAAGAAATATTGAAAGAGCTACAGGTCTTACAGGTGTTGCTTTAAAAGGTATTCAAGGGTTTTTAAATAAGATAGGAATGGGTGACATGGCTACCGTATTTGAAGATGCTAGTGAGGCCGCAAAAAGCACAGCATCACGTCTTACAGACGGTGGTAAAAAAGCTGGTGGTTTATTAACTAAAGTTAAAGCCATGGGCTCTGCCTTTAAAGTAATAGGTAAAGAAATTCTAAGAAATCTTACAGACCCACTTATTTTAGCTACAATGGCCATAAAAGGGGCAACATCTGCTTTTGGTTTCTTAAAAAAGAAATATGAAGAAGGTAAACAAGCTGCAGTACGAATAAGTGAAGAAAATGTAAACATATCTCGAACCTTAGGTTTAGCTCAAGGAGCAGCTAACCAACTAGCAGCAGCAGGTGCTAAGTTTGGACCCACAATAGCAGCAGGTAAGGAATCTATTAGTTCTATTTACCAAGCAATGGGTTCAACAGAAAAGTTAACAGCAAACACTGTAAAGACCTTTGTTAAATTAAATACACTTGCAGGTGTATCTGCTGAAAGTTTAGCTAAATTCCAAAAATTCGCCAAACTATCAGGACAAGATGCTGGGACATTAGTTAAAAATATGGCCCAAGTATCATTGGATACAATTAAGACTAACAAATATGCATTTAGTCAAAAGAATTTATTAAATGATGTTGCAAATGTTTCTAGTACTATTAGACTTCAATTTAGAGACCAACCAAAACTCCTAGTAGAATCTGTAGCGAAAGCAAAATCTTTAGGTATTGAAATGAGTAAGATGGAAGACATAGGTCGAAGTCTACTTAACTTTGAAGATTCTATTGCAGCCGAAATGGAGGCTGAATTACTTACAGGTAAACAATTAAATCTTGAAAAAGCAAGAGAAGCAGCTTTACGTGGAGATACAGCAGCTTTACAGGATGAAATTATCAACCAGTTAGGTTCTATTGAGGAATTCCAAAATATGAACGTAATTCAACAAGAAGCATTTGCTAAATCTGTTGGATTATCTAGAGGTGAATTAGCGGGTATGTTAGATGCCCAAGAAGGTAGTAAGTCTATTAATGGTGATTTAGTAGAAGGTCAGCAAGATGGTATAGCTGCTATGTCATCTCAAGTTTCATTAGCTGAAAAACACGCAAATATTGAAAGAGCTAGCCAAGAGGCAAATATGAAGTATTATAAGTCATTAGAACCTCTAGTAACTAAACTTCAAGAAATTTGGACTAAAATTCAATCTATAGTATCGAATCTAATTAATGATAATGTCCTTCAACCTATGGTAGAATGGGCTACAGGCCCAGCAGGAACAGCATTTTTAGATTCCCTTCCCGATAGAGCACAAAAATTCGCTGACGGAATTAAATCTGCAGCTACATCAATTTCAAACTTTGTTAAAGAACATCCATGGTTAATGAAAGCTATGGGTTGGGTTGCTGGAGGTGCCTTAGTAATTAAAGGTGCTAAAGGTTTAATGAGTATGTTTGGTTTGAAAAATGATGGATCATCAGCATCAAATGCTCTTTATGTACGATTAGCAGGTGCCGCGGATTCTATTACTGACCCCATAAAAAATCTTTTTAAAAAGAATCAAGGAACAAAACCTAAATTCGACCCAAAATCAAAAAGATATAGAGACCCATCAACTGGTAAATTTACTAAAGCCCCTAAATCTTCAGGTAGTATTTTTAGCCGTATGAAAAAAGGTATATCTAATATAGGTAAATCAATAGCTAATTCTAGTATAGGTAAAACTGTATCGAAAGGGGTCCAAGGTGTAAAATCTGTAGCAAGTAAAGTAAACCCAATGAAAGCATTAAAATCAGGTTTAATTGGTAAAGCCGGTAAATTTGTAGGCAAAGCTGTTAAAGGTGGTTTAATTGGTGCTATAATTAATGTTGGATCATTAGCATCAATTTTAGCGGGTAAAGGTACAAATCTTGAAAAGGCACAACAAATTATCCCACTAGGTGCTAGTATAATAGGTGGGGCTTTAGGATCTGTTTTAGGATCTGTATTACCTGGTCCTGGAACTGTTTTAGGTGGTATTGCCGGGGGGTTAATTGGAGATTATATAGGTTCTATCCCAGCAATCCAAAAAGCATTAGCACCCCCACTAGCAAAAGCTTTAGGAGGAAATGATGTTGCCGAAGATTTTATAATGCAAAACGGGACAGTTCAAAAATTCCGTAAAGATGATATTGTAATGGGTGGTACTAACCTAACAGGTGGTGGAGATAATGGTAAAACTATTCAATTACTTGAAAGATTAGTAGCTGCTGTCGAAAAAGGAGGTACCATAATATTAGATGGACAAAAAGTAGGAACTGCTATGGTAGCAGGAAATTACAGAATGCAATAATACAATATTTATAACAAAACCACAATTTAAAATTAATAATCATGAGTTCATTAGTAGACAGTTTAAACAAATCCCAGTTAAGCC